ATGCGCATTTCTATCGGCAACCCATAAGTATTGACTGTCAGGCATTGTTCATTTTCTTTTTTCTGAACTCATACGAATTTGTATTTGGTTCCGGGAACCCGCCCGGTCGGATATTATTTAACATAGAAACTTATCTTTATTCCTCTGCGCAATTTGCAAACGGTTTTATCATCGGTGCCATTAAATGCACGGCGCAACATCTTATTAGCCATTTCAACGCCAATCAATTCAATCAATCCTTTAACGCCTACCAACTTGTTAACCTTTTTACCGTCAACAATACCGTTGATTTTAATGCGGAAATTGCGATTAATTTCTTTTGTTGTGTATAATAAACCGTTGTAAATTGTTGTTGCCATTTTGATTTTCTTTTAATTGTTCGGGGTAAACGCCCCGTCGTTGTTGTTTGACAATGCAAATATACAACCTTTATTTTAATTACCAAAAGAATTTCTTTTTATTTTATCGGAAAATGGCAAAAAATTCTGTTTTGGTTCAAAAGATAGTTATTTTGGTCGAATTTTCGATTTAAGCCACTTTTTCGGGCGAAATGTGTAATTTATCCATCCGGGAAAGAAAAGCCCGCCACGGGGCTAAAAATGGGCAAAACGAAAAAAGCCGGGGGTAACCCGGCTAATCATTGAAAACAATCTTTATTTATATGGTCAAATGTAATTCGATACAAAGATAGTTATTTTTCAATCTCAATGTATTCAACCCCCATTATTTTTGTATGCGGGTTTTTGCAGACAACATCAATTTCCCGGTTCTTTACTTTCTTTGTTTTCCATAGAAAATTAAGAAACCTTTTATATTCTACGGTTGCTGCAATTATCAGACTATCCCGATTTACAAATTTCCCGGTAAACTCATTTTTCCGGTTAACGCATCCATCAAAAGAAAACCATTTGTCGGCGGCTGTTATACATCGTAATGTATCAACAACAACCCGGTCAACATATACCAAACTATCCCGGACGGTTCCCCGCAAATCAATTATCGTTTGACATTGTGCGCTTGTTAATGCTTCCAATTCCCGGTTCTTTACCTGCAACGTCTTTATTAATGCTGCATCGTCTGCCCGGTATCTTTCAAACTCCGACAATTTCAGTTCCAAAACGCCAACTTTTGCGGCGTTCAAACTATCCTTTGTTTTGTAGGTTTCGACGTCCTGCAACAATGTTTCTGTATTTCCCCGGTATCTGTTCCGTTCGTCCGTCAATTTTTCAATTTTCGTTCGTTGCACCCATATTGTTGCAACGGCGGCAACTACCATCGCAATTGCCGCCCAAATCAAATACTTTTTCATATAATTTTCTTTATTGCTTCAAAATGTACCTTTGCAATCCTTTCTTTTCCGTCGTCGCTCATCATAAAACGGCAATCCTTTTCATTATCAAAAAAGAAATTTTCAGATAATACCGCCGGGCAAACCGTATGTTTCAGAATATAAAATTGGCTTTCTTTGTCCGGGTCGCCGTCGCAATGGTCGAAACGCATTTTCCAACCATCCGGGGCAAACTCCTTTTCTGCCTCATTACAAAGGACGGTTGCAATTTCATCGGCTTTCGTTTTGCCGACGCTTGTATAACATTCCCATCCGGTGCCGCCTCCGGCGTTCCCGTGTATGCTGAACAATACGGCGTTCTGCCCGCAATCGTCATATATCACGTTAGCACGGCGGCAACGTTCCGATAATGATACGTCGTTGTCCTCCGGTACCAAAATTTCAAACTTTATTCCCTCCGCTTTCAACATCGCCGCAATACGGCGTACAATATCACGGTTAAACTCCCATTCTAACAATTGGGAACCGTCGCCCCAAATGGGGGAACGTTTTCCGGCGCAATCCACGCCGTGTCCGGCATCTAATATAATTATCTTATCCATTTTTATTTTGTTTTATGGGGCTTTTCGCCCCGGTTATTATTCATAAAATTCTGTTGCCCCCTTTTCTAACTCATCCGGTATAAACGGCATACCTACCATTTCTTTGAAGTTTATAATAACCTCAAACAAAGGTTTTCCGTCTGTTCCGCTTTGCAGATAAAAGCCATCATCAATGTTTGAATTAGCCAAAAATCTAACTGACTCGCCCTGCTGAATTGGGAATGATATACTTTTAGACTGAATGTTCTTGGCAATCTTTCTGTTTGCTTCAATGGTTGTTGAATATCGGCTGTTTGGAACTTCCGTTAATGAACCATCCGGCGCAACCTTTGCAGCCCAAAAATTGGCTTCATTAATTGTGCTTGTTTCGTTATATGCCTGCCCGGAATACTGAATTGTTATAATTCCGTCCGCCTCTGCCAATAAATCTCCTTGAACTTTGTTAGGGTCTGACGCTCCGGGGTCTGCCCATGCGTTATTATTGCTAACCAAAGCCAAACCCTTTTTAATGCCCAAAGGTATATTTCCTGCGGTCTTGTTGTACGTATATCGGTAACTTGCATCGCCTGCCGGGGTCATAACAACAAATTTTGCATAGTCTTTCTGATATTCCAAATATTTTTCCGAAATATGCGAACTATCTGTTACTACCATTCGATTAAACCACGGGGTTATATCCCCCTCAAAATCATTCAGTACCATATCGGTTGGCGTTTGTGATTCAGTAGGATATATAATAACCGCAAATTCTACTGCATCAGCCGGAACAACAAAAGTTTTGGTTGCCTCGTGGATTCCGCTTACTACATCTTCCGAAATAAACAATCTGTCTGCAATGCTCCATCCTGCATTAAATTGCGGTTGGTCATTGTTAATACTAAGTAATTCCGGGGACGGTGCGACCGCTTCCGTTCCGGTGTACTTCATCAAAGCAACAACAAAAGAGTTTTGTTTATCCGTAATCTTAACCGTTGCTTTATAATTTTTCCCCTTAAGTACATGGGTATCAAATCGGCTGTACTTCTTAAACAAAGAAAATACGGGTAAATCCTTTCCGTTATCTTTTACAACCAACTGATTGTTTGAAATACTTACTTTTGCGGCTGTTTTAACAGACAAATATGTATTATCGCCGAAATACATTACATCATTATTGACGTCAATTTCCGGTTCGTCAAAAACCAAAGCCCTTGAAAGGTTCAAAGAGTTGTAACCGTAATATTTATTATTCATTTTGATTTGATACCCGGTAAACGCCATAAATGCTAACAATGCCTTTCCGACTCCATAGTCTTTGCCTACTGACTGAATCAACACACATGAATTTGCCCCAATAGACAATAATTCTTCATTCGGGAAATTGGTTTCTATACGCAAATGAACATCAGTAAATGCCTTTGCTTGACACTCTCCCAAATACAATTCTTTGCGTTGTTTGTCGCCTGCTTTATAGTCAATCTGAACCGCCATAGGGTTGCCGTTTACATCTAATAACGTTTGGTCGTTATCGTCAGCAAATTCAAGTCTAACCCAACCGTCCTGCGTAATTCTGTTATCCCCATATTGCGTTGGCTCAATATACAAGCCAATTAAAAAGGTTGTTCCTCCGGAAATATTTGGGTCGTCTCGTGGGTCAATATCTTGTATAACAAAAGATTTCTTTTTCATATCTTGATATACTGACATACCGCCCTTAACTTTCAAATCAGAAAACCACAAGCGGGATTTTGCATATTTAGAATTTACCAATTCATCATTACCTAACATTGCCAATATTCCCTCTGCATCTTTTCCCGGAACAACGGATAAATCAGCCTTGAAAATCGGGTCTCCATCGGGTGTTTGTCCGTTTCCCATTTGCGAAATACGAACCGTTCCATCCATACTTCCGAGCTCTGTTGCTTTAAATGATTTTTTTGCTATTTTATCATTAAACAAAAATGGAACATTTCCCAAATTTACATTTGCTTCGTCTGTATCACTATCGTATTCAATAAAGAAAGGTTTTTTAAATCGTAAATTCTTTGTCTGCAACACAATATTTCCCTGCTCATCGCTTGTTGTTAGGCTGCTATCAATAGTTTTATACCACGGAATAAAATCCCACGTATTTTCGTTCTGAATAGGCAAAAAAATACCTGCAATCCCATTGCTTGTAACGGTTATTGGTGTATTTGCCCCATCAATACTTTCTCCGGCTGCCGGGCTAATTATTGCCTTGTAATTGGCTGCCCCCGGTTCTTGTATAAGTTCCAAAATGATAATTCGGTTATCCGATACGGGCGGCAATGTCTGTTGAATTGTTTGGTTGTTGCTCATCTGATAAACCAACAACAAAGTTGTACTTTTGTTGTACGGGTCTGTATTCAGATTTACCCCCTTTTGTACCTCTTGGCGGTTGGCATAGAATAACGCCTTAATCTGCTCGTTTGTCTTTCCTGCTGTTGCCGGGTGCGCTGTTTTAGACAATGCAATAAAAGCCGCATTTTGCTTAATCATACGGTCAAACTCTGTTGGGCTTATTGGGTTCTTTGCGTCTGCCAATCCTGCCGCCAAACCTTTTTCTTTGAGTTTTGCCAAATCTACGTCCGCTAAATCATTCTGAGCAAAATTACCGTCCTTTGCTTTTTTCTCAAAGTCTTTTGCATCAACATTTGAAAGGTTTTTGCTTGCCCCGCCCAATGCCGCCAGCGTTGCGGCAAACGCCGGGGTTTTTACATACTTATCCAAATAATCTTTAATCCATTGTTCGTCCGCTCCTGCCGGAACCCACGGAATTTGTGCTGCATCATTAATTTCTATTGGCAAATATACATCAACCCACATTGCGCCCTGTCTATCTGAAAGGAATGTACCTTTCTGAACCACTTCAACGCCCAATTTCTGTTGGTTCTCTGAAATGTATGTTCCGGTTATTGCTTTTGCATCGCCCAAAAAAGTTTGCGTATAAACCTGCATTTGCCCCAAACCCAAAAGCGGAACGATATTAAACAACAACATATCGTTCTGAATCTTACAATTGGTGCAAACCCCTTTGTTTACCTCAAATTCAAACGGCTTACCGCTTCCGGTAAAAATCGAACCTTTGACGTGTACGGAATCCGCCTTAATTGGGGCGTTGTTCTTATCCCGGAACATCATCATAATAATTTGGCTACTGCCTGCTGATAATTGCTTTAATTGTGCCATAATCATTTGAATTTTTTCTTGTTAATACTATGTTTATCATTAATCGCCTTTATTAGCTTTTCGGCTTCTTCTTTCGTTATACACTTGACTATTTCCGCCGCCATATCTATTGCCTCAACTGCATTGCTTTGTTTGAGTTCGTAATTCTCTTTCATGCTCCAACCCTCCCTTAATAGAATACCCAATGTCAGTAATACAACAAAAAATGGAATACTGTAAAAAGGAAAAACTATAAGCCCCAAAACATCAATCATCGATACGTATAAAACTAAACGCAAATAGTCTATGATTTTTTGCCCGGTTTTCCGCATCGGGTGGCTGCTTAATTTTTCTTTTCTCGCTTTCACGGCTTCGTATGCCGTCCAAAAATCAAAGAATGTCGCAAATACTACAAAAACACAACATACAAAGATTATTATCAAACAAACTTTCATGTCGTGTTGAATGAAATAAAAATACTTTTCCATCGGTCTTTTTTGTGGTGCGGATTGTTCCGCACCGGGTTAAACTTTGCATATTTTGATAAAATATTTTTTTTCAAATATTCCCTAACAACAAAAACCTTTGTTGGTGTTACATAACAAATACCGGGCTAACCGTGGAAATGGCAATAATACGCCATTGTTCCCAATTAAAAATTCTTCCCATTTACTTATAATTATTCTAATTTACCCAAGTTTCGGGGGTTAAACAATATTAGTAATTTCAAAAGGCTTATTGCAAGCCTCTTTAATACACTTATTTATTAAGCTTATATTATCATCTGTTACAGCAGTACATAATTGTTCTCTGTAATTTCCACCGCTTAAAGGTATTCTATATGTACAATTTTCAATATCAATATTAAATAACTTTGCTATAAAGGTTTGAAACAATGTACCTGCTATTATATATCTTGTAATTCCAAAATTTGCATGAATTGAATCTCTTGTAAAATCTGTTTTATTGCTCCAATTCACTGTGTTATCCATAAATGGGTAAGTGCTTTCTATCCCGTCAAGGCTTGTAATAACTTCCGCTTGTTCTATACTTGGAGGAGCAGGAACAGCAGACGTGTAGATTGTGCTATTTCTTAATGTAAGATTGGTTCTTGCATTTTGTACGGCTGTTCCGCTTGGAATAACAAATTTAACATCTTGGCAATTAGTAATACAATCCTTGTAGTTTTTAGCAATATTAGTCCACATGCCAATTTGTCTTTCCCTTTGATTACTACCATAATCAAGCCACTTATCATCGTTTGCTCCACTTGGCCCATGAGATTCGGAAATGGTGTGATAAACGGAAAAAGCCCAAGTCATATTCATACCAAATACAGGATTGCTATAAAGACTTGATTTTTTACATTTGTCTATAAGTTCTTGAACAATATTTTTAGTTATATTCCCATCTTCTCCTTTTTTCCAAAAAACAGATTGGTCGGGATATGGAGATTGGTATGCCCCATTTTGCAAAATAACAAAATCCCATGCTTCATCGGCTAATATCCAATCCATCTTTACCGTATCATTCGCCGGAGCTGGTTTTCCTTCATCAGTTATATCGGATCCTGGTTCACTTGACCATTTACCAGTAGTGCCATTATACTGTTCCCAATCTGTTGCTTGATACTTCCACTTATAGTAAGTGACACCCATCTCTGCCTCCCATCTTGATAGAAAAACGCCTAATGTTGCAGCCCCAATATATGCGTTACCAATAATTATATCTTTATTAAAGGACTTACAAATATTACCGACCTCTCTCACCGTGTCAACTCCAAAAGAAGAGCCTATAAAAAGAATCTTCAATGAATCTTTATAAGATGTACTTTCATTATTTTCCAATACCGTTACTCTTCCACTCAATAGATTCATATTTTCTTTATTGTTTTTCACCTCTTTATTTACATCTTCGATTTGCTCGTAAACGCTTTTTTGCATATAAGGAATATTGTAAATAAATAAGGATTTAAGAAATTGCACTTTATCACCATTTATTCTTGAATTTGAAATATGCAAACCTAACTTAACTGCCCCATTCGGTTTCTTGTATCCTCTGTTGTTTGTTCCAGAACTCCCTCCTACGGAGGTAGATATTTGATTATTATCTACTCCAAAAAACTTAAACGTCCAACCATCAAAACTATTTTTACCTAAAGAATCAATAATATAAATAACAGTATCATCTGCTATCGCAGAAACGTCTAGTATGTCTAATGCACTATTAGTACTATTCGCTTGAGGATTGCCTGTTAAGGAACTTCCAACATAAGCAGTATTAGCATAGGCATTAAGATGTTTAGTAGGCGTATAATTTAATTTAGTGGTATTTATAATCTCTTCAATTTGTCGGTTATTTTCCTCTGACTGCTCCTCTGTCTCTTTACTTCTTTTATCAAGTTCTGTTATGTAGTCTACTATATTTTTAGGAAACATCCCTAAAAAGAAAAAACCATCAATATCACTTATAGTGGATGGTGTAGAAGTATGTATATATAAAAGTTTTGCATTAGCAGACGGTAGAATATCATTCCCCGAATCTTGGTAACTCCAATCCACTTTATTACCGTTTGCGTCTGTCAACTTAATTGTCAATTTATAATCGGCAATTCTCACTTTTTTCCCTTGTGAATTATACATGCTAATAACGTCATTTGTATTTGCGTCAATTTGGTAGGGTACGTTACATCTTAAATACCCATCCGTGCTGGTAGCTTTCGGGGGATTATCTCCTGACCAATTACCAATAACATATTCTGACGCCTTAATACTCAATCCCTCTATTTTATTCTCTAACTTGGAAACTTTTCCCGATGTTGCAATACCCAATTCATTCTTTACCCAAATACCTTTTTTATTGATAAAGATTAGAAGTTGGTCGGTCAATTCCACGCCTCCAAAATTAGAGTAAACCCCCGGTTGTGCAGCCAAATAAAAAATATTTTGGTCGGGTGTTCCGGGGTTTGTATCGGGTGTTGCTATTCCGGCAAATGTAGCGTTGTCGCCTATATTGCTAACCAGCGACAACAACGTTGCCTGCAACACGTCCCCCGTAATTTTCTGCATGCCGTTTGCTTTGATAGCGGCGGCAATTGATGCTTTTAATTGTTCATAATTTCCCATAATTCGATAATTTAATTGTTTTTGAAATCATTATTGAAATCTCCGTTAAAATCTCCTTTATTGCTTTTAATATAGCCACGTCCTATTTTCTTTACGACGGTATTTGTTTTAAACTCAATTTCGACGCTCGCCAAATCTCCCTGCGTTTGCCATTTTGGGGTAATTAGAAACGTGTCGCAATCGTATTCCCTGCCGTATTTATCCGTTATATGAATGTAATCAGCCATACGAATAAAACGCATTACGTCGCAAAGATATTCCGGGGCTAATATCGTACATTTAAACGTTTTGACTGATATTTGTTTTTCCGGAAAAAAATACCCGTCCCGTTCTTCGCCGTCCTCTTCAAATTCATAATCCGGTTTTCCCAACTCTGTACAAAGGTACAACGTATTTTTGAAATCCGGGTTTTTATATACTATTTGCCCGGCGTCGAAAACCAAATTTTCCATGTCCCACCATTCAATTTTAAGGTACCCGGAAACATCTTGTACAATGGTAAACATTTCTGAATACCACGTTTGAACCCCGTCGGATAACCTCATATAATAAATTCCGTCTAACTGATTTAACGGCATGGGTAATATTGCCGGGTATAATATTACATCATATCCCAACGACTGAAACCGGACAACTTGCAATCCGGTTTCCCTCATGTATGTTGTTATATTTGCAATTTGTTTTCCGGTTTTATCATATAGAATAACAGACGTAACAGAATTTGAACGGGTATTTCTTATTATCTGAAACGGCAATAATCTATCATCCGGTGCGAACAATGGGTATATTTGCCCGTATGCGTAACTTTTACGGTGGTTCTGCTGCTCTATTGACGTGTACCACGGCAATACGCTTATATTGTTATTCTGTATCATATTTCAACGTTGCTTTAATGTTTCGACTACACAAATTTACTGAAAGTTTATCAACTTGACCGTTACCAATATATGTTTTAACTAACAGCATCGGGTTTGGGTCTGTGGTTCCTGCCGGGAAATTCAATGTTTGTTTCTTTTTACGTTCCAATCCTCCCATAGCATAATATGGGGAATTATTTATTTTGAAATTCCGTGCGGGCATATCATAAACCCAATATGTCGGTTGTATATTGATAAACGCTAAATATCCATTTTGCAAAAAATATTCTACGCTATCAACGGTTTGTCTTGTGAAAGGCAATTCCAATTGTCCGCCGCCGGACGGCGTAACTGCTGCAAACAATGCGAATCCATCGGAACTAATTGCACCGGGGTTTAACAACATCAAATCTATGTCAGACGTAAAATTTGATATGTTAATTTCTTCAATTTTCCCGGCTGTTACATATTTTGACGTAATTTCTATTGGCAACCCCTCAAATGGTGTTGTTACATCATCCATCCACTCAAATCGATAACGTTCCGGCATTTCTACTTTGTCAAATGAATATTCAGACGTTGCAAAAGCTAATTTTTTGCCGTTCCTAACGCTTTCTAATTGTGTTAAATCATAATCAATAATCGGGTTATATCCATACGAACCGCCATTTCTAAACCAACTTACCTGTTCAATTTTAAATTTTCCGTCCTCAATATACCAATAACATTTGTAAATATTCCGTAACATCGTCATAATCTGTTGTAATGTAATCGGGGCTTTTTGCGCCGGGGTTTTATATTCGCCATTAATGATATTACTTTTCTGACTTATTAGCAACTTAAATGACTGCCCGGAAATAGGATTGTTTGTGTTATAAAGAAATTGGCTGTATTCCGGCGTCGCTTCATGCGTTATTCCGGGCGCAAATTCTTTTAATAGCACATTGATACATGACGACAATGTAAACGCATCACGCAAAGTATATGCTTTTCGGGCTTTTTCCTCTAATATCCAATCCATCAGATAAAACCCAAACCATAACGACGCATAACGCCACGTTGACCGGGCGATTGGATAAAACGTTTGTCCATATATGGAATAAGGCGGCTCAAAATACTTTCCACTGTCGGCTAATCCCCACTCGGTCGGCGTATCTGAAAAATTATTAGATATAAATGCCACGTCGATTGCGTAACCAATTGCCCGGCGGTAATTTCTATTATTATCTACAATATCATCGGACGGCAACGGGTATGTATCTAAATCGTCTATTTTATCAACATCAACCAAATATCGGGCGTATATATTATAACTTTTCATATCGGCGTGCATCGTACCCGTTGCTCCGGAACCCTCAACGGCGGTTAAATCAAATTCCAACGTATCAAAAGGTTCTTGCGTTATCTTTGTAAACCGGAACATTGCCACATCATCAGAACGGCGGCGTATCTCAACACCTGCTAGCCCAATAGGTAGCCCACCCGCAACTCGTTTTTGTGCAATATGGATATAATAATTTACATTTAATTCCGGGTATAAATCTCCCATAAATTCATCAGAACTTACACCCGTCGACATCCGCCCACTATAAAGCCCGGATATTACCGCCGGGGAACCTTGCGACGTAATTTGTATTTCTTTCAAAATATTACATAGTGCAAAATGATAGGTTTGTATTAATGCGTTTTGGTCAGTCGTGGCGTTTGCGTCTTGTTCCCAATTCGTGCCGCCCAAAAAGCACGAAACAATACTATCTCCGGGAACGTATATTTGTATCAATGGGCGTTTTCTTATTGTAAGAAATTCGATTTGTGGAGCCAACTCAATTAAATTGTATTCCTTTTCCAATCCTGCCAAAACGTCGTTGTATTGGTCTATTGTTTCCGGCTGTACCGTAACCAATTTATCATCATCATTAAACGTACAATCCGTTTTCATAAACTTTGCTTTATAGTATTGATTGTATGTTTGTCCCCAATCATCGCTTTTTTCGATATATAGGAAAAATTCAGAATCAAACGGGGCGTCATTGATAATATCGTAATCAGCACGGACAAAGTTTATTTTACCGGACAATTTAGCCCGGTAAAACCTTTGATTTGTTTCCAACTCATAATCCAACGTTAAATCATCCTTATAATTGGGGCGGACGGTTTGTTTGGTTCCGTCCTCCCCTATCTGCAAAAAGAATCTATATTTTGGTGTCATAGTCTTTTTATTTTACGTTTCAAATTCTTGTAACTTTCAATCGTATTTCCGTCGCCATCCACGTAAACCCGTCGTCGGTTCTGTTCCTTAATTTCCCTTACATCATCCGACAAATTGCGTAAATCCGGGCTTTGTCCGGTAACGTTTAACGTCAAACCGTCGCCGTCTGAATAGGATTTTAAATACTTATGTGCAAACGTACCATTGTTTAGCGAATTGATAACGTCCGGTATTATCTTTCTGAAACGGCGTGAACTTCGTTTATTTATCACGGCGAAAAATTCGCCTCCCTCGGCACGCCGGCGGGTTCCGTCCGGTTTCGTTCCTAAATCAATATCATTTCCGCTTTGGTGCGAACCGCCATCCAAAAGTTCAACGGTACCGTCGCCGTATGTTTCCGTTTCTCCGGTTCCTCCGGTCTGTTTTGCCAATTGCGCCGCCTTGATTTTAGACGCTGCAAAACTCGCCCACATTACGGCAATTGCAGGTATTGCAAACGGGAAACCTAATTGTGACCAAATCAACGCCGTTGCTGTTACCATGTTTCCGATTTGCTGCAATGTTTGTATTGCTGCCTGCTGTTTTTGCGCTTTCTGTTGTTCTTTCAACGCTTTTTCTTGGTTTTTCTTTGCCAAATCCAACTCCTTTTGCGCTTGTACAACATTATTGGCGTACCCGTTTGCCCTTGCTTCCAATTCTGCATCCAACGCCGATTGTGCGGCGGAAACCTCTTTATCCGCTTGCTCAACGGCTGCATCTGCTGCGGCAACACGTGCCGCCGTGAATGTATTTAACGCATCCAATGCGTATTGCATAGACGTATTAATTGCCTCTTTTTGGTCGTCGTCCAAATTAAGCCCAAACAAACCGTAAATGTCTGTTCCTCGTTCCTCCCCTTTGGATTGCTCAATTTCTTGGTCTATTTTTTTAATAGTGTTTTGAATTGTTTGTACCTCAACATCAGACAATTTATTGGCGGCTTGCTGATTTAATTCTAAAACCTTTTGCAAACGTTCCTTTTCTGCTTGCAAACGGAATTGAGTTTTCCGGGCTTCTGAATTTCTCAACAAATCAAACTCCGATTGTGCCAACGCTTGTTGTTGGTCGAATATCTGTAATTGCGCTTGCAAATATTCGTCCGCAATTCCGGCTCCCTTTGCGTCAAAACTTGCATTAATCGCCGTGGCGTCCTGCTGTTGCCCGGTCGGTTTCTGTTGGTTCTGTAATAATGCGGTTTGTCTTTCGTTTTCCAACAACTGCATCCGCAATTGTTTTTCCTGCTCGCTTCCCTCTTTGACTGCTTGCAAACGTAATTCAATGCTTTCTTTCTGTAACGCTAATTCCTGCAATTGTCGGTCTTGTTCGATTTTCAATAACGCCTCGGTTTGTTGCTGTTCCAACGCCGTAATTGTGGCGTTTATCGCTTGACGTCCGGTTTCGTTCAAATCCTTTTCGGTCTGCAATTGGTGTTGTAAATCCTCAATTTGGCGGGAATACTGATATTGCGTTTGTTGGCGACGCTTTGCCCATTCGTCGGTTTCCAACTGCAATTGTGCATCCTGCAATTTTCGGGTTGCTTCCAAATTCTTTTTATATGCCGCCTCAATTTGTTTTGCTTGCTGTTCTGCTGCCTTTTCCGCATCGCTTTTACCCCTCGGCGTTACGGTTGGGTTCTGTGTCGTTACGGGTTTGTTCCCGGTCGGTTCTTTTGGCGTATCTCCTACGGAAACGGGGATTGTTATCGGCTTTATTTTCTTTTGCATATCATCCAACCCCTCTTGGAAATTTTCTGTTATGTCTTTAACTTGGGCTTTAACCAAATTTCCGTACGCTGCTGCATAATCTGCCAATCCTTTTTTTACTTCGTCAAAATCTAACGTAAACGCCCCCTTTAATGCGGTTCCGGTTGCTTTGACTATATCAATAAAGAATCCAAACAAATTTCCTAACGTATCAAATGTTGTTTTGAATCCGGCAACAATCCCATTCCAAATTGCACGTATCAAAACACTTTCATTGTATAACTCAATCAAGTAATTGACAACATCAATAACCCCTTTTATTATCGCCGTCAATCCTTGGTTAACAAAAACTTTTGCCTGCGTTGTCAACGTTTCAAAATTCCCTCCGGTTGCGTCAAACAACCCGGATAATGCGTTTTGCAACTCAATTTGGCTTTGCAATTGTTCCTCCTGCAATTGCGCCAAAACTCCGGCTTTCCCTTTTACTTCATCCATGTTTGTTGAAATATCTTTCAACGTGCGCAAATACTGCAATCCGGCGTCCTCTCCGGGCCCCCCGAATATATCTGCAATTGCAGCCCCGACCGTTGCCGCATTATCCGGCAATTCTGCCAATTTTGCGGAAACGTCTTGTATAACATCGAACGTTGTTTTGGTTCCGGTCTGCAAATCTTTTTGAACTTGTTCCGACGAAATACCGATACCGTCCAAAGCTGCCGCCGTCGCCGTCGTCATTTCACGCAAACGCAAATTTGCCTCCTTAATTGCGTCAACGCCTTTGTCTGAAAAGATACCCATTTTGTTTGTTTGGGTAACAATTGCAACAAATTGGTCTGCTGATATTCCCGCCTCTTTGAAATATGCCGGGTATTCTTTCAACGTGTCTAAAAATTCCCCGTTCGCATCGCCTCCGGCTAAAAACCCATCCTTAACCAATTGCAATGCCTCATTTGCAGAAATACCAAATTGTTTTGATAATGCGTTTGTTGCAATCAATGTTTCCCGGAAATCTGCGTTGAACGAATCGGCGACGGCTTGCACCTCATTTCTAAACGCTTTCAAATCATCGCCACTTTTCCCGGTAAATTGTTGCGTCAATCTCGTTGCCTCTACTAACCCGGCGTTATAATCGTACCACCATTTGAACGCCGCACCCGCCGCCGCAATTCCGGCAATCGCCAAAAATACCGGGTTTGAAAGTAATCCCAACAAAGTTTTTCCCAATGCTTTTGCCCCGTCGCCAATAGCTGTAAAAACGGCTTTACTTTCAGCCCCGCCACGTCCTAACGCCAAAAGACTTTCGCCAAATGCGCTATTTAAACCTAACGTTTCTTTTAGTTTGTCGCCATACGCAATAATTGCGTCGGACGCCTCCGTATAATTTCCGACGTTCAATTGAAATTTTCCGGTTGCCTCCTGCAAACGTTTCATTTCTTCGTATATTTCTTTGGTTTGTGCAACCAATTTTCGCCCCTCCTCGGTGTTTTCCCGTTCGGCTTTAGTCATGTTGTTTAAATAAATCTTATTCAATGAATATTGCGCCGATAAACGGTTATAACTACCCTCGGCGGATTGATTTATTTTGATAATCAATTTATTTATTTGGTTCGCTTCCTGCTTTGCCAAATTCAACTCCGCTAATTTTTTGGCGGCGTCGCTTTCAGCAAACGCCAATTCTTTTTGCGCACGTGCCAAACGGTCGGCGTCGTCGGCGGCTTTCTTTGTCTTTTTCCGCCCGTCCTCCGTGGCTCCGGAAACCTTTTGCAATGTAGCCGCCAATTGAATCGCCTCGGCTTTGATACTTGCCAATGCGTCCGTATATGTGTCTTTTAACTCGGTCAATTGTTTTATTAATTCCTCAATTGAGTTATCCGGCTTTACTAAATCGCTGTATTTTATCGGTTGATTATCTGCCATAGCAACTATTATTTAAAGTTATTTTCGGGAAATTTACCCGCATTTCGATTTTCTTTTCTCAAACGTATATTTTATTATCTACCGGGAAATAACGCCGGAAATCGCTTTATTTTACGTTTTTCTGTTTTTGGGCTTTTCTCGCTTGTTCTTTTACATACTCAAATGCGTTGTAATATTCCAATACGGTAAATCTTTTCGGGTCAACGTGCAAATTCTGCGACAATATCAAACACATATTTTCAAATTGTTTGTCGTATTGTATTTCTACGCTGTCGGCTCCCGAAAATGATTGCGGATTGAAATACGTTATCAACTCTGCTGTAATTTCGTCAATTCTTTTTGCATCCGTTTCGGTTGCTTCCCCGGCTATGATTGTGCGCAATAAAATAACCGTTCTTTCTTTCAGTTGGTCGAAATACTCTTTTAATGCTGCATCATCAAATATCCGGGGAAAATACAACCGCAATTCTTCATCTATTTTTTTTTTAACCGCTTCCAAATGGGCGGTTAATTCTGCGTTCGGAACATCGGCGAACAAATCAACTATCTTTTGCAATCCGTCGTCTGATAAATCATTGCACGGGTTCCCGTCAATGCTCTTTACTAAAACCGCAAAAGCCAAATGCCGGGGGGAAACCTCGGATTGAATGAAATATATGTTTTGGCGCATATTTTCCAACTCAACGGTTGCCATGTTTGGCGTTGGGCTGTTCAAATAACGTATTACCTTTTCAATATGTCGGTCAAAATCCGATAAATCAGAACCAACCCCGGCGTCAACCAAAAGCATTTTGTTATACTTGTGGAAACGCAACATCGGCAATTCGTCTATACTATCATACAACTCAACGTTCATTCCTTTTATTTGTACATTCTTCATAATAAAACACGTGTTATCATTGTACTACAAAAGGGAACGCCCAAAAATGAGAGGTTCCCGGTAAATATCAACGCAAAGAAACAAATCAAAACGCAAGTCCACCACGACAAACAGAAATCGCAATTAAACATCTTTGAAAAGAAATCGTTCCCGTGAATCTGTACCCATTCAATGACGCCCCATTTGCGTAATAAAGTCAGCACAAAAGCCGCTATTAATGCGACAACAATAATGTTATAAATAAAATGTTCCATATACTACAATTTACATGTTTCTCCAATACTCAATTCGCCCTCAAACCGGAATCCGCCGAACGGGTGCATTAAAAATTGGTTTTCTATTTCATCCAACGAAAAGCCCCTGTAAATGTTTTCCGCCAATTCGTACACTTTGTTTATTCTGTAACTTCCATTTCGCACCAAAAAACCGCCGTTCAAAACGTCCAATATTTGCCGCTTCAAATCCTCTTTGTTGCGTGTGCTTGCATCGTTGTATATCTTTCTGTAATCAAGCCAAAAGATAATCGAAAACGCCGTTTTTATGCCAATATCAACTCCGGGTTCCCAACTGATATTTTGCGGGTCGTCAACCCAAAAGAAACAGAAATTACCAATACCCGCATCGGGGCAAACTTCCATATATTCGTTTTTCCCGGAATACACGTTTGGCGTATAATAGCGTTTTTGGTTTGCGTTCATTTTAACAAGTCTTTCCGCCCTGCCAAACGCATAATCCAACCACGGCAAATTATCAACTAATCCGTTTTGCATGTTTCCAATTATCCGGTCTAACAATTCCGGGTTGTCAATAACCGGGGCTTTTACATTATTTGCCATAAATTTGTTTTTTTGTTTCTGCCATTAAATCCGGGAAAATATATTTCCAAATCAATATTGAAATATTTTCGTCGGTTAAACCCAATATTTGACGACCGTATTTTTTTATTAAATCCTCTGTTTTAAAGTCAGACGCTTTAATTTCAAATTGTTTGTCGCCAACCTCTAAATAAAAACTACTTTCAAAATCTCCCTCATCCCGTAACGTTACCCGGTTTGTCGGCTGTCCCTTAGCCTCTTTAATTGCGATTGTTACGGGGCTGTATGGTGCATAATCCGAAATTTCGACGCCCAAACGGTTAATACCTTGTTCAAACAATTGTTCCTCGGCGTTCAAATCAACTATATATGCCTCATTGTCCCATATAATGTTTTGTATTATCCGCCCGGACGTCAAAGCCTCGTTGAAATCCGCAACCCTTTTTCGCAAATCGGTTATCCGTTTCATAAATACAACTTTTACATGAAATTATATACAACTTTCCCTTTGAATTATATAATTACACGGTTCTGTATCTTACCCCACGGTTATTGCAGGCTAAACAGATACGGTCTAACCCTTGCGTATCTATTTGCAACGCCTCATAAGACTTTTTAAGGTCGTAACCTAAACCGCCGGGACGAACGCCGGACGTGTTGCCGTCCAACTCATACAAAATATCCATCCGGGTTGCGTTTGATTGATTGCGGTTAACCCTTACGTTGGGGTTCATTGCTAACGTTCGCAAACCTATTGCCGCAACCTGCCTTTGAATAACGGTTTGGAACATCTGCCGTTGCGAAATAATAAAGTCGGTCAAATCGCAACCAACCGTTATTTCGCAATTTAGCCCGTAATTGTGGGTATTTGTGTACATAGTATAAGCCACGTCCCATAATTCCGGGTATTGCTCGAATGTTTCCGGGGCGTCAACCTTAAATGGGGAAACCTGCAAATACTTTGTCATTTCTCGCCATGTTTCGACGGAACCAATGTTACACGTTCCGCACGGCTCCCGGCTCCAATCCTTAGATACGTTTATTGCTTCCATCCCGGCGGGTAATTCGTCTTGATTATAGCAAAGAAACCATGAACCCCCGGCGTTGTTTGCGTCGCTGATATACGGCAAATAACAATCGGTCAACGGGAACCATTGAAAGCCGCCATTTGTAACGGTAAAATCCAAATCGAATGTTTTTACCGGGTCAATCTGCGACGAATGAAATAAATACATTCTTACCTTTCCGGTCGCTCCGGTCATTTGTAGCCCGATTTTCTCAATTTTGGTTGTTACCCCCATACTACGAACCGGAACAATTTCAAATCCTACTAATTTATGGGTATTTTGAATTGTAGCCCGGATTCTGCCGGAACCATCAAAAAACGTTTTTCTTTCCAATAAATTGCGGGTTTCCTTTTCCAACTGCTTAATCTGTGTAAAAGTCTGAACAACGGTTGCAATTCCGTTTAATGTCAGTCTTTCCAAAAAGTCAGAAAAAATGTTGTATGGTCGCCAATACGGGTTTCCGTAATCGTCCCGGCTGTAATCTTCGTTAAAATCGCTCGCCGTCGGTTCCTGCCCGGTATTATCTATTTTAGCAATCCAAAATATATTGTTATGCTTTACTTTTTGCCCGGCTTTATACGGCAAAATCAAATTCCATTCCGGGTATTGTAATCCCCAATCATCCGGCATAATCGCCGCCATATTATCCAACGTCAAAAGCGGGTGCGCACCTTGAAAATACAACCCACTTTCCGTCTGCGTTAAATTGTCGTCTATCGCCTTTGCCGGGTCGTATGATTGCTCCCACCCGCACACATTTTTTAACGCTTCGCATATTTCATTTATTCTTATCATAAAAACGCCCATTTATTTCCCATATTAGGAATTAAGATTGCAATAAATAAGGGGGCGGGGATAACCACCCCGTCCCCTCAGTTAAATAATTCGTTATGCTCCGGCGTTATGCGCTCGCACCTCCGGCGGGAAATTCCCCGGCGTTGGTAACATATACAGGTATACCCAAAGGTTCGTTTTGGCCACGTGCTGCAATCTGCGCTTTGATAATCGGATTTGCAACCTTTGTTGGGTCACTGTTATAAGCAACCAAAAAGGCAACATCAACACTAAATCCGAAATACTCCTTAACGGCGCAAGTCAAATCCTCTGTTGCTGCTCCTACTGTTGCACTTTGGTCGCCAACCGAAGTATAGTAATGTGAACCAACTGGCAAATCAATCATCGGCAAACGTACAACATCCCATTCATGGAAATTGGCACGTGTACGGCGCAATGCTTCACGGTCAACACGGGTTAACACGCCAACGTTACCATCTTCAACAGCAAAGAATGTTCCATTTTGGCTTACTTCGTTTGTCACGTTGTTTGTGTAATGGAATTTCTTTCCGGCGTATTCCAACTGTTTGTTTACGTCGTTTGTCGCTCCATGCTGCGCCAACTTGCGAACCAAACTTTCGATTCCGGCGTTGCAAACGATATGCGGCATACGTGGGTAACAATTGGCTCTCATAATTGGGTCAATGTCGCCCAAAATTTCGGTTGCCATTTCCTTTTTAACCTTGATAACGTTACCGGAAAAGTCATAATTCAATTTGTCTTTCAATACCTGCGTTTTCTGTGCTTCCAACGCTGCAATTGCGCCTTTGTCTAACGCATCAGCCAACGCACGTGTATATTTTTCCATTTTACGGTAAAAGTCGTGTTCATACGAAATTTCATTGTTCGTATAAGCCGCCGGGACCATAGTAAAACCGATTGTGTATGTTGCCCACACAACGGTATAAAGTGCGGACGTATTTTCGTCGTCCTCAATTACACATGAACGGACGTTGCCAACGGTAACATCGCCATCGTAATTGATAACCGGGATTTGCACGGTATTACCCATTGAGGCAAACGCCCTTTCCCTCAACTTTGGGTTAATAATGGAATTTGCGGCGTTGGTTTGCTCAATAAAGAAATCTAATGCGCCATACTCACACGGGCGGGTCATATTGCGGTCAAATTCCGGGTTCTGAACTCGCCAATTCTGTAATCTTGTTGCAATTAAACTCATAACGTTTTATTTTAAATTGTTATTAATGCGGGTTTACCCTTTACCCGTGGTTGTTTTATCTCTCCGGCAATGCTGCAATATTGTTGTCTTTCCATGCTTGCGCCATTGCATCCTCAAACTCTTTGGAACCTGCGGTCATTCCCTGCGCCATCAGATTGTTACTAATTGCGTCGTATGCTTCAACACGTGTTTTGCATCCTGCAACGTCAATTACTACGCTACCGCCTGCGCCTCTACCTCCCGGCGGGATTGTTCCGCCTCCCGGCTGTTGGCGTCCTTTGTCAATTATTCCCATTGCGTCCAATTCACGGGTTAACAACTCGCCCGGCGTAAATGGGTTTAACTGATTGTTCGGGTTTCTCATAATCGCCCCGGTTTCGTCCTTAAACGCCAAAATTTTGCCGCCTTTGCCATCGTCGATATATTCCGGGTTCATTCCCTTGATTTTATCGTTAGCCTGCTGCAAAATAACCTTTGTTACACTTTCCGGCAAACCTGCCTTAAATTTAAGCCCTGCGGACGCTGTTTGCAATTCGTTGTCTATCTTAATGCCGAACAACTCTTTGGCGTGGTTTTCTTTTTCTGCCTCAAACTTTTTGTTCAACTCTGTATATTGAGTTGTAACGTTTGCCAAATCTGCTTTTGCCTGCTTTAATTGCTTTGCGGTTTCTGCATCTGCTCCACCGTCGGCAATTACTTTTTCCAAACGGGTTTTCTCTTTTGTCAATGTTGCAATCTGTGATTCCAACCCGGTAACGCTTTCCGCTTTTGTCTTAAAATCTCCCAACACACGTTTTGCGTAATCGTATGTTTTTTCAGTTCCGTTTTTCTCAACTCCGGACGCTGCCAAAATATCCACATCCAAATTGCCGTAAATTTCCCCGGTTTTCTTTGCTATTACACTATTTTCGTCATTCTGTGATAACGTTGTAATTGCGTTAATCTGTTCGTCAGTCAAACCGGACAAAGCCGCATTCGCTACCAAAATTTCTCTTGTTAATGCCATAATATTACCCTTTTATTATTAACTCAAACTAAATACGCTCAACGCTCCGGTATTGCAATCTACCAACGCAACCTTATATGTTGGTGCCTGCGGTGTTGTTACGTCTTTCGACCATGCCAATACCTTTGATTTGTTTGTTACTTTTGCCGTTTCCGGTGTTACTACAATAACATCGTTAATCGTTCCGGCTTCAATACATTCTTTCAATTTCTTTTTTGCGGCTTCGTCTATCGTCGCAATTGGTTTCGTACTTGTAACAATCAAATTGTCCTGCTGTGCAATCTGTGCCATATCTTTATATTTTTTTGGTTTAACTTATTTGTTTGTTTCCGGCGCATCCTGCTTTGCTTCCGGTGTTTCCTTTGATTTTCTTCCCGTCTTTGCCGCCGTTTCCAACAATCCCTTGGCTTTCAGTTCTGCAAGAATTTCGGCTTTCATAGCTTCTTTCATTGCTTTTTTCTCTGCCTCTGCTGCCTCTGCTTTGGCTTTTGCACCGGCTTCGGCTTTCTTCTGTTTTTCTGCCTCCAATTTAGCCTCGTTTTCCTGCAACCATTTGTTCGGGTCGTGCATTACATCAACGGTAAAACCCTGCTTTCTCAAATTGTGCAACCCAAAAGATTCAAAGAACTTTTTGCCGAAAACCTGCATACGTGGTTTTGAAATTCTTTCGCCCGTGTCTTGGTTGAATTTCTTAACCTCAATTCGGCAATGATAACAATCTTCCTCGCCCTTTGGTACGATAAAATTTTCCGGGGTAACGTCTAAAATATTGACGTCTTTAATTTGCCCCTCCTCTGTTCTCACTTGCATACTCGTAAAATTTATCAGTTATTACTTTTATTTTCTCGGAAAATGGTATTTGCGTTCCAAATTCCAAAATATTTGTATTTTCTCGCTCAAATCTGCGAACAAAATTAGCAAAATTCAGTTTTACACGCAATTCCGGTTCGCTAATTATCTGTTGCCCATATAAATTTAATACCTCGGCACGGGTTAAATGTCGGTACGGCTCCAATTCTGCCAACACTAACATACGTTGTAATTGGGTCGAGTCGTTCCGGTACTCCGTTTCGATAATTTGGTTTTGCATTGCGTCCAATTCTGCCTCACTTGCTCCGGTTTCCTTTGCTAACTTGTAACGTTCCCGCAACTCCATTGCATCGTAAATATAAAATTCCGTGCCTAAATTGATTTTTGCAGAAACAAACAAATTGCCGTACCTCAATCGGCAAACCGTTTCATCAACGAATTGTTGCGCCGCCTCAAATCCTTTCTTTACCCGGTTTAAAATTGTGCTTTGGCTCTCAAAATTTGCTTTTATCTGTTGTTCATTCAATGCGTCCCGTGTTGTTATTTCCTCATTCGTTCCGACAATAGACGTGATAATATTGTTGCGCAATCGCTCTTCCTCGGCAACATTATAATCCAAACTATTACGGTCAACGGTCAACATCTGAACCGGGTTGCGCAAATCCGGTTGTTTGTCGCCATCGGGAACGGGTATTTCAACAAAAGAACCAACCCCGGCAATTCGTTTGTCGCCACATTTCGGGCAACGCTCTAATATCCCGGCTTGGTCTAACTTGTAACGTCCTTGTTTGTCTTTCAAAAACCCGCCGTCGCAATAATCGCCATTTTCTGCGTTGCTGAAATCGCAACTTTGTTCATAGCCGGAATAAATAGGATATGAACCGTACATATCCAAATGCCGTTTTGATATATGATAAAACAGATACCAATCCATGCTTTCCAACTGCTCGGTCAATGGCGACGCCTTAACATCGGGTTCCCTCAAACTTATTGCCTCATTCCAAAAGAAACGGGCGGGGGTATAACCTAAATCGTGGGGGCTGTCAATCAGCAAATCGCCAATATTCCCGTCTTTCTCCGTAAATACCCGGTATCTCTCATCGTCAATTACTGCAATACGTTTGTCGTCCTGCTTGAAAATTATCCATCGCATAACGCCCGTTACCGGGTCTGCATCAAACGTTATTACCTGCTCAATTGGCAACCAATAGAAATACGGACGGGGGTATTTATCGGCGGCGTCTTGCTCCGTTGGCAAATCCACAATTAGAACGCTGTTAATTTCGGTTTTGAAATATTCCCACCCTTTAGAACTCCAAATTTCCGGCTCCCTTAAAACGTTCTGTCTATAATACTCCCAATCGTCCCTTTGTCCGCTCTCCATAAACTGATAATTGAACGCCGGGTTACGACCGTCAAAAATTCGGCTCAACTTATCAAAGCAAATTCCCGTTACCTCGTTGGTCTTAACGGGGTAACGGAAAAGAGTTTTGAAAATTTTAAACTTATCGTCGGGTATAAGGTTTGAAACGAAATTCAGAAAATCCGTTAACGGTTGACTGATATACGGCGCAACAAAGGTTTCGGCGTGAAACTTAATGCGCTGTTGGTGTACAATCGCACGGTTAATCGTCGCCCCTTTCTTTTGCTTCGTAATCTGTTTTTTTATGCCGTTTATACCTAATCCCATAATCTTTGCTAAATTCAAAATTTGAGTTTTCCGGCAACTGCCAACCGCCGTTGTTTCCCATCATCAACAAACGTTCGGCGTGCGTTATCTCAAATTCTCGTTTCATATTGTGTTGGGGACAAACCAATAAAACTTTTGTTGTCTTTGTCATAGCCTCGTTCTTTTCTTTTGTTTTACCATAGACTTAACGTAATTTACTGAATACTCATTTGTTGAATGAATAACAACCGCAAAGTCATTTGAAAAATCAATTGAAAAATCCCCTAACGTTGCTATGCTCCCGCCTTTAAATCAGTTAACGGGTTGAAATCCTGCGGAACAATAATTGCCAAATCATCCGACCAATTCGGCAAAAATGCCCATTGAATGTTGTTGCTATCCGGTGCCTCATATCCGCCCAATGTTTTATCGCCGATAAACAAAGAACGTATTGGAATCGGATAATGGGTTGTTGCTGTTTTTGCGTCTTGAATTGCTCCAATTGCGCCGTTTTCGTCAAACAGATAAACGCCCAAATTGTCGCCCCAACTTTCGCACTGCAATTCTTTCAAAGCCTTGATAATTTTCTGTGGCAACTTTCGCATAACCCCGGTAAATGGCGTTGGCTCACGCCCCACAATTTCCTCAACGCCTCCCAATGTTTCGTTACCACCTCCAAACGTTCTTGCTGCGCCTGCTTCTGCTGTCGGGGCTTGAATGTATGGGGAAATAACAATCTTTGTATCATCGTCAGCCGACAACAACGGCGTCCACGACGCTTTTTTTTCAATACCCGCCGTCGTGGTAAATGAATTTTTTTCTCCGGTGCTTTTGTACAATCTTTGAAATGCTACTTTCTGAATCTGCCCAAAACTTTCCGGGCAATTACTTACGGGAATATCGGGCAAAGCCGTACCCGCCGGACACTTACAAATCATAATCCTAAAATTTTAATATTTAAAACTCGTTTTACTATCTCCGGGGCTAACTCTTTACCCCATTTATCTTTTGCAAAGTTATAATATTTTTCCGTTAAACTCTTGCGTATATGGAATAAATTGTTAGTTACGACGTTTAACGCCCCTTGTTGCTTGGCTGTATGGTCGTGTATCGCCGTCCGCCAACTCTTTTTCGTATATTCCGGTCAATCCGTCCTCCGGGTCGTCATGGGCATTTGCAGGAAAATCACGCAAAAACCCGGTCAAATGTTCGTGTATCTTTGGAAAACGCTGTTCCCATCCAATCGGCATTATTATTTGTGCATTTACCATCGCTGAATTTGTTATAATTCGGCTTTCCTTGTTTGCCCCTTGATAAAATGGTTCTGTTACTGCTTTTAGTTTTTTTCTTATAACCTTTTCAAATCCGGAACCGCCGTTGTTACTTTCAATCCATGCTTTTTGCGTTCCGCATCTGTTTATCATTTCCGGGACGGTAACGGCTGTTATTTCCGTGTTTTCCTGCGTAAATACCATGTCAGTAATTAGCGCATACAGAATCGGTTCAAACCGTTTCTTTTGCTCGTTCCATGCCTCATTACCGGATTTGTAAACGTCATAACATGCCGAAAATGTAAAGTCGTCGCCCTCGTCTGCAACGTCTGTGTAATTGCCACTACGTACATACGTCCCCCATTCGGATTTGTCAACGTATGTTCGGAACGGGTTCCGGTACAATTTACCCTCTGCGTTTCCGGGGTTGCCTTGATACAAACATTGAAATTGTACGGGGTCTAACGCTCTTTGTCCCTCCAATTTTGCCCGGCTGTGTCGTCTATCCCATAACGCCGCCCCCGGTTCCCGTGGGTCAATCTCTGTTGGCTCCCCGGTTTTCAATCCCTCAAAGTTAATGCGTACCCATGCGCCCGCCGGAATGTTCTTTACATCGTCCCAACTTTTAATCTCAATTACGGTTTCCCCGCTTTTTTCAATACGTCCAATCAAATCATCATCATGCCAACGGGTAAACACAATTAATTCTTGGGAATCATTATGCAAACGGGTACGTACAACGGTCGTGTACCATTTCCACGCCGCATTACGTACAATCGGGCTGTTGCCCTCGGCATAATCTTTGTAAACGTCGTCCAAAATAGATACATCAACCGTTTTTGACGTCAAAGAACCGCCACGACCGACAACACGCAACAAACCCTTACGCCCAACCATTTCTATGACGTCAGAATTTCGTAAATACGTATTAGCCATTGTTACGACGTTGGAACCGTTCAAATACGTTTCCGGGAACAATTCCCGGTAACTTGGCGTATCAATTATTCTCTGGACGTCACGGTTAAAATCTCTCGCAATGGTTGCCGCATAGGAACCGATACAAATCTTTTTGTCCGGGTCTAAACCCAACATAAAAGCGGGTAACTTTCGGCTTGAACCCTCGCTTTTTCCATGTTGAGGGGGCATTTGCACAATCATTTTCTTTATTTCGCCGTGGGCGAATTTATCCAACAACGTATAATAAACGACGTGAAACGGTTCCAATGCTAAATCCGGTTGCATATACCGGGCAAAGTTTATCAGCCTATTGCGTGACGCCGCTTTTACTAATTCCCCGGGATTGTTTTTTAGTGCGGCGTACATTTTAAGTAATTGTTCTTTATCCATTTTGTTTAATTCTTAAAAATATACCATATATTTTTGTCTTACCCCCGTATTTTTTCTGACTTAAAAACCGGAAATCTTAAAAAACAACCAATTTATTGTTTCATTTTCCATTTGTCGCACGCTTTTTCCGAACGTATTATACTGCGATTTTCGACAAACGGGCATTTTAAACAAATCGGGTTCCCGGCCATATCTAAATTTGAATGTTCATAATAGAATTTACCCCAACCACATTCGCCGCACGTGTGTACGGGTTTCGGTTCGTCTTTTTTCTTGATATTATTCTTTGTTGTTCGTGCCATCGTCAATTACTCCTTTCTCTGCTAATTGTTTTTTATATTCTGCTGTTTGTAGTTTATCAGCAACCGCAAACAATAAATCCTCCGGGATTGCTGATACATCGTATTGCGGTGCATCGCCGTTTATGCTTTTTTCTATTCCCGGAATCTCAACTTTAATTGGTGCATCAAATCCCAACATCTTTGCCCGGCGTTGCTGCACATTCAAAAGCAAATCCAAAAACCGGGGGTTTCCGGCGGACGTTTCCGTTGTGGTTTCCTCATACCCGTAATATTCCGGGTTGTCGCCATCCTCCAACACTTTACGGGGCTTTGCGTTCTGTCTGTTTTTCTCTCGCAATTTCCCGGTCTTTGAACGTTCCCACGCCTCCCACAATTCAACCTCCATTTTATCCAACTTTCGCAATTCCTGCGTAACGTAATCGTCTATATTTTCCATACGTTCACGTTTCCACTCAATTAGCAATTGTTGCATATCCCAATATACCATTTGTTTTGTTATGGTATAACCGACGCCACGCCGGGCGTTTTCCTCATTCAGTCTTTCCGAAATCTCCCTATACGTGTAACCACGTAAAAACAGATTTGAACAAAAAGCCAAATCAAACTCCCTTTGGTCTTTTGTTCGTTTGCACATTTTCGGGCGTCCGCCCCTTTGTCTTTTACTCGCTTCCATTTTTCAACCTTTTTATAACGGCAAAGACTTTCGCTTTGCTTTCCTCTCAAACGTCGCTTTCCCTTTTGCTTGTTATTTTCGGGAAATTTTCGTTTTAAGCGGGTTTCGTTTGTTACTTGATACTTTTATTGTCTTTTGTATTTTCGTCGCCCTACGGGGCCAATTTTGGCTTTCTTTCGTTTCTGTACCTAAACGGCAAAGCCCCGGTTATAATTCCGGGGCGTTTTTTATTCTTTTTCCATTTTGTCGGTTTTCAACAATGGGTAAATACTTGTTACCCTAACTGACGGCGTACCGTCCTTTTTGTCAAACCTAACTTCATACGAAAAATTGCCGTTGTGTTCTGCCTTGATAACTTCTATCTTTCCGGGCTCTCCGTTGTATTTTATTCTATCGCCTTTTTTAAACGGACAATTTTCTGTTATGTAACTTTCTGCGGCTTTTTCTCTTTCCTTTCTGTTGTACTCCAAAGCCTTTTGTTTTATCTCGGCTAATTCTGCCATTCTTTTTACGTATGTTTCTTTATCCATAACTTTATTATTTTTCTGTTGGTAAATCTACGGTTAACAATACGGGTTGCAATGGTTGGTTAAACGTCGCAACCGACAAATGTATTGTTCCGGTTTCTTTTATTCTCTCCAATTCTTCCGGGGATAACTGCCATTTGGTAATTATAAGCCCCTGCGGGTCATTGGGGATTTTCATTGCAGGTAACGGCATGTATTCCGGTTGGTCTTTTGCAAATACTACATTCACGCCGGGAAATTCAACGGGTTTCATTGCCTTGCTCCTTTCTTGGTTTCTTTCTAAACTTACGTTTCTTTTCCGGTATCTCAATACGGTGTATCTCAACACGTGCGCCAAAAGCCTTTGCCAACTTTCCGGCAACTTCTTTTACTTCTTCCGGTATATCATTTTGAGGCTTTCCCGACGCATCGGCGTTTATCTGTTTTAGCAATCCGGCGATTGCTGTTTTTTCCTCTTTGTCCGTTGTCGTCTTGAAACGCTGAATCAGATTTGCAATTGGTTGCGTTCTCATAAAGTCAGCACATTTAAAACGGTCTTTGCAAATATTGCAATCATCCGGGTAATTGTGTTTTGCATCCTGCGAACTCTTTTCGTCTGCCTTTCTGAATTCGTGCCATTCGTCACGGCGGGCGATTGCTTCCGAAAATACCGCCATTGCATCAATACAAACTTGTGCCAAAATAAAATCCGGGGTATCTCTCATTTCCTTTTCTAAACCGTGCTTATTAATAAGTTCGGTTAGTTCTTGTTTAAAATCTTTTTTCATACGCTTAAACTTCTATATGTTCAATTTGTGGTAACTTCTTTATGTATTCCAACATCGCCGTTTTGCTTTCCTCGGTTTCGTCGGTTCTGTTTATTACCAACTGAATAACTTCCAAAAGATAATCGCTATCAATACACGCATTATCAACGTCGGTAATATTATACAATGGTTCCGTTATTTCCTTGACGGCTTTAAATGCTTCTTTTGTCAACTTTGCGGCTTTTTTGAATCTCATTTTTTCGCCCTTTTCAAAGCATTTGCCTAAATGGTTTAATTTATCATCAGCGTAAAAAACGCATGTATGTGCCATGTCCGCCAAAAGATACGCCGTATTTGTAAGGAACAACGCTTTTTTTCTTAATTCTTCTTTTTCTTCGTTTGTCATAGTCTTTTGTTAAAACGGTTCTCAAAATGTTTGTATTGTTCGCCGGTTTCCTGCTGCATATTACCGCAAACCGGGCTTTCCGGTTTGTTGTGTGGGTGTTTGCGCATAAATTCCGGGTTTTTCTCACGTCCTGCAATTTTAGTATATGCCATTTCCTGCAATTCCTTTTGGCTATACCCTAATAATGCCGCAATATGGAATAAAACAACGTTTACATCCGCCAATTCGTCGATAATATCATGCGTTCCGGGATTAATTTCGTTTATTTCTCTTTGCGTTTTTTCCCTGCTTAAATATCTTTCAAACGCTTCAAACAATTCGTTGTATTCCTCGGCTAATTTTCCCAATCTCTTTTCTATGTTCCTGCCGAAAAGTTTATTCATCTTTTCAAACAATCGCTTTTCGTCAAAGTTCAATCCGGCGGTATTGGCGTCTTTTTCTTCAAAATTAGCCATAAACGTTTGCATATCCATTTTGCCAAATTTTCCGTCCGGTGTCAATACAATAAAATTTCCCTCCGGTACGTCCAACATTACGCCGTTTTCGGTCGGGAATGAATAAACCGCCAAACCTCCGGGCGTTCTCGGAATCTCCATTGTTCCGCCTCCGGTAAAATCAATCAGTCTTTCGATATTATCACGTGTTACGGGTAATGCACGAACTTCTAACAATCGGCGGCAATAAATATCCCCGGCGGTTTCGTCCGGCATACCTAAATTTGTGCGCAACTCATTTGGCAAATTTTCCGCCCCTTTTTCGTATTCAACAAAGAATATTGCACCACGCAAAAGGTTTTGTTCTTTAATCGTCCTTACGTCTTTTATTCTTTTTCCGTATCTGCCTTGAACTGCATATATTGCGGCTTCAATTATTCTTTCCTCTTTGTCCGGGGCGTACATTTTAAGTTCAAAGTAATTTTCTTTCTCTGTAACTTCCGGTTCTGTTCCCGTTACATCTTCAATCATCAAAAACGTTTCCGCATCAAACGGAATAAAACTTCTTTTTTCCATATCTAATTTGTTTTGAATTAAAGTACAAAGCATTTCACCTTGTAAAACAATCTACCTGGTGAACTCATGGCATAAACGTCTCCGTTGGCAAATTCAATTTTATTGCCTGTGCAGTTGATTATTCTATTATCTTCACTCTCCAATTTAAGAACCTCTTCTTTTGTCATATTTCATCCTCCTCTATTTCAAGTAAGACATTAAGTTCCACACTATCCGTAAATCCATCATCAGGATATACAGTTTCTTTTTCTACATATTCAATCCCGTGAACACGTATAAATTTAGCGTTCTCTTCATCCCAGTTTGATTCTGTTCTATCTGTGAGCATAAATACATTAGCTGATTTAGACATTTTTTTAAGCTTTTCTATAAGCTCTCCAACAGTTAATGTTTTCATAATTTTATTCCTTTTTATATCAATTATTAGTTAATTGGCAGTTTCATAAAACACATCCACATAGTCTTTCCATGTCTTCCAGTAGTATGGCCGAAGAGTGGTTGCCGATTGATGGCACTCAATACTTCCCTAACTGTTATCTGCTCCTCATTCCATTTGAAAATCAGAACTCCGTAGTCATCCAGAACACGAAAGCATTCATCAATTCCCTTTTTTATCACCCTTGGCCAATCTTCAGGAAGTTTACCATACTTCTTGGCTAACCAACTATTTTTGCCAACCTTTAGCAAATGGGGTGGATCAAACACTACCAGTTTAAAGGATTTATCCAAAAACGGCATATCGGTAAAGTCCGATACGATGTCTGGGTGGACTTTCAGATTCCGCCCATCACAAAGAATGTATTCTTCGTCCCTAATGTCAGCAAACAAAGCCAAAGGGTTTTTTTTGTCAAACCAAAACATCCTACTGCCACAACAGGCATCTAATATTATTTTTGTTTCACTCATTTCCAATTAATAAACGGTTAATAATAAAACAATCAGTCCTCCGGAAATTGTGGCGTACAAATCTTTTTTATCAAATACGCCTCCGTGTTTTTTGTTGTAAACCTCACGCAATACCCCGGTTAAAATTACTGCTATCAATGCGATAATACGTGCAATCATTCCCGGAATCCCGATAAATGAAACCAAACGCAAAACCAACATTACAACAATCATTCCCGCTATAATATGCAATAATTTATCGTGCGGGATTGATACTATTAATTGAAATATCTTTTTCATCGCTTTTTTTCTGTTATGTTATACAATTTTCTGAAATATATTACTTTGTTATCGCTCCGGCTTGTTCTGTAACATTTAAGCCCAACCGCCGGACAATCGTCTTTATGGATAACGCAACATGCGCATCTACTCAAACATACAAATTTGCCAACCTTTTCAATCAGTTTATCAGACGGTTTAACCCATCTTTCCGCAATTATTACCATACCCCGGTAAACTGCACGTTCGCCGGGGTTATATTCACGCCCGGGTTCAAACGGATGTGGTTTCTTTATTCTCATTTTCTATCGAACTAACCAACAAATCCAAATTTTCCTCTGTTCCGGAAATTGAAATTCTTGCTTTCCCTGCTCCCATTACCGCCAATTCCGTAATTGTACAATCATATTTGCCTGCGGATTTTTGAAACTTTGCCGCCTCATTTAATGGCAATATTTTTGTTATCTCTTTCATCGCTCACGTTTTTAGTATTTTACATTACAAAGTTAATAATTTCTTTTGGTTTTTATCCATATCAGCCGGAAACCAACGGAAAAACAAAGCAATTTAATTTCAATATCTAAATAAACGTCATGTCCTTTTACGCCCTCAACCATAACTCCGGGCGTCAAATAAAATTGCTTATACTTCCACAAACTTTGCAGATACAAATAAAACCCGATACGTCCAATATGGAATCCGATTGTTTTCATTTCTCTATCTGTTTTTTTATCTGTTCCCAACTCTTTTTGTCAATTACCATTTTCCGGGGGTATTGTATTATTTCGCCCTTGGTATATACGAGATTATAGATACCCAATTGCCCCTTAATTGGCATTTCAACAACACGTCTTGGGTTGCGCATCATCCATCCGAAACCCTTTGTTATTTTTGCCCTCTTTTCCTTTGGAATCCGGGTGTTTTCCCAATCCTCCGGCGTAAACTCTTTTATCGGCTTCACGTCGTACAACTCAACCAATCCCAAAGTAACGCCGCTTTCCATTCCGGGATAAACCGGTTTTGCCGACGAACAAATAAGAACGTCGCCACGGTATGACGTTTTTTTGCTTCTAACTTCAATTGATTTTCGCCCGTAAACAACGCCGTTTTCGTCTTTGTATGCCGCCGTTACCAAATCATTTGCGTATGGCTGTTTGACGGTCAACGCACGCCAACGGTCGTGTTTTTCGGGGTCATATTCTTTGCTATTAAACTGCATAACTTTATTTTTTATCTTTCCCGGCGGGTTCCTTGTAATGGGCAAAACCAATTGGTCGTATCGGTTCCGGCTCCGGAACGGCTGCGTCCTCCTTATTGTATTCAAAAGAAACAATAACCGTTCGCCTCTTTGTCCGTGTCCCAATCAGCCGGGAACCCTCCGGGATTTGAATTTTAATTTCGTTCCTCATTCTCAAAATGGCAAATCATCTTTGTCTTGGTCGGGAATTGGCGGCGGCGGTGTTGGTGCGCCTCCCTGCTGCGTTGTTTGTCCGTCTTTCTTTGGCGACAACATCTCCATATTAAACCCGTAAACTTCTGTAATGTATCTTTTGACGCCGTTGTTGTCCTCATAACTGCGGGTTCTTATTTTCCCCTCAATATAAAGTTTATCGCCCTTTTTTACATACTCTTTTGCAACCTTTGCCAATCCATTTTGCAAAACAATATTGTGCCATTCGGTGCGCTCCGGTACTTCTGTACCATTTGCCGTTTTAAATGCTCTGTCAGTTGTCGCCAACGTGAATTTCGCAACCGAACCGTCGTTGTCGAAATCTTTATACTCCGGGTCTTTTCCGACGTTACCCATTAAAATAACTTTGTTTACACTCATAGAAATATAGCTTTAAAAATCCAACTTCCAATACTCCATAACGTCCAAATGTATGACGCAACCGTTAACGCCACGAACATATAAAATACAATTTTATATCCGGTTTGTTTTTTGATTTTCATCTACTTAAATTTTACGCCATCCAACAAATATTCTTTTTTCATATCCGACCATCCGGCGGCATGATTTATCGCTTTCCGGTCGTCGTCGTAAACAAATCCAACTATCCAACCGCCGACGTTTGATTGTTTTATTAGTCTTACCAATTTACCGACGAAAAAAGAACGGTATCGGTAATATGCTGAATTTTCACTAACAAACAAAACCCGTCTTTCTGCATTTATTTCGGGCGGATTTTCGATTTGCGGGCGTTTCGCCCTTTCCGGGTACCTTTGTACCCTTTTAAAATCATTTTGGATTGAACGGCGGGAAATTGCCCCGTAATCGGGTGTTCTTTTTTTCGTCCTCATATTTTCAAACTTCTGTATTCGTTTTTAAGCAATTCAATAATCCGGACGTTGCCCGGATATATTCGCATTTTCTCACGGTCGCCATTCTCCCAACATGAATGATGTTCAAAACATAGTATATTTATATTTCTTGCATCATGCGCCATTTCGGGAAACGCTCCACGGGTCAATATATGCGAAGAATAAACGGCGGAATAATTCCGTAACGGCTTTAAACATTCTTCGCATCTGTGCGGCTTATGCTCCCAAACCCACCGGAAAAACCGTTGGTTGGCAACGGGAATGTCGCCACGTCCTAAAACGCAATGCCCGAACAATTCCCGTTGTAACTCAACACGCAACCGTATATCTAACCGAAAATTACGAATATCCAATAACGGCTCGTAACCACGTGCAACACAATATTCATATTCGCAACGCTCGGTCAACAATATTGGCTCCATTACATATTGTCTGTATCGTCCGCCGGGTCTGCCATTTCCGGGAACATATCATTTTCATTTTCGTTGTCTGCATCATTTACATAAACCAAATCGTTTGCCTCTCCATCAGCCCCGAACAACTCCAATTGGGCTTTCTTTCCCTCAAACAGAAATTCGTAAACCTCGTTTTCAATATCGCAAACAATGTTTTCCAACTCTTCCTCAAAACCGAACGTTTCAACGTTGTATTTCATTCGTGGGGTGTTGATTGCTGTTTTCTGATTGTTTGATACGGTAAACAATCCGGTTAAAACGACGCCTACGTTATCATCTTGCCCGGACAAAGAAACGCCCCTTACTTCGATATTATTCAAACATTCCTCGGCAAAACTTTCTGCAATATCTGTTTGTTTCTTTGTTGCTTTAAACTCCGGCGTTGCCATCATGGTTTTAAATGACGTTATGTTGAATACACGTCCCATAATCGGGCGCAAATCATTAAACAAATGACGCAAATCCGGGTGTATGTCTTTTGCACTCAATACATGGTATTTGTTCGTGTAACTCTCATTTCCGACAACTTCCGTTACTTCATAATGTACGTCTAACCCGCCATCTTTCAATAACTTTACTTTCGATAATGAAAACTTTTCCTTTGTAGGAATCGGCATAACATTTTGTTTTTTTTCGCTCATAATTTTTAATCTTTATTGTTTCCCGGTTCCTCCGGGTAGGTTTCTTCTTGGAAATACTCGCACGGTTCATCATCAGCACAACGACCGGACAAACAACATACCGGATAATCCACGCAATCAATGCACATTTTTTTTTCGTTCATAATTTAAAAGTCTGTTTCATTTAACAATTTTGCAACCTTGTTTTCCGGCTCTGCATCCGGTGCAAATATCGGTTTCGGGTCGTGAACTAAAACTTCCCTTTTTACCTTTTTGGTTTTTGCGGGTTCCGGTTCCGGGTTAAACTTCAATTGTTCCGCCGGATATTCTTTTGGTTTCAGTTCTATAATACCATTTTCCACCAAAACCGGAATACAACGTTTGCAGGCTTTCACGTCCTCCAACGCATCATGCGCCGGGAATGTTTCGCCGGGGAAACACTTGTTGTAAAGTTCCTCCAATTTCGGATATTTGCCCGGACGTCCGTCTGCATACAATGCGCCAACAAATTTAATTGTTTTCATCATCGTATCAATTCGTTTGCCCTTAAACAATGCGTCCTCCGCTTTTGCGTCGTAATATTCACGACCCATAATGCGCAATATCATTGCTTTTACAATTGACGTATCAAAGTAAATGTTGTGTCCTACCAACAAACGGGCTTTTTCGCAATCCTCCAAAAATTCGCCTATAATATCAGCAAATGGGACGCCCTCGGCGTTTGCTCTCTCTGCTGTAATTCCGTGAACTTCTGTTGACACTTCCGGTATTTCCCATCCCTCCGGCTTAATAATGTAGGAACGTTCCTTTTCGTTTACCGCCCATGCCAATTGCACAATATTTGGAAATTCCGCAAAATCAACGTCCCATTTTGCGCCCTTTGGGGGCAACCCGGTTGTTTCACAATCGAACGTCAAAACATCTTTCATAATGTCGTTTATCTCATTTCCTTTGCTGTCTTTCAATGTTACTTTTTTCATAATCAAATTTCATTTGGGTCTGCTATATATATATAATATTCTTCACTTGCAAGTTGTTTTAAAAATTCGATATGTTCTATTAATTCCGCATTGCTCAACTCTGCAATTGTCCGCAATCGGGTTTCATACTTTCCGGTGTTAATATCCGGCGTTTGCTCATACATAACCGGGGACAACTCACGCAAACGGTGTTCGGTTTGTTCCTCTGTCAGACGTTCGCCCGCCTCCCAAATTCCGGTTCTAAACGTGGGTACAACATAGTTGAAATAATAGCCTTTCAAAGCTTCGGACGAACCGGGCGACGCAACAATAAACCGGGCAATTATCCGGGAACCTTTCCAACCCTTGAAAAATTCGTTTAATTCGCCCATGTACATTGCCAACCCGCCGTTATTATTTATCGTCCCCGTTGCCGTTATTTCTCGCTTTCTCATCGTCGATTAACTTTTGCATTGTGATATTAAACGCTGTCATTCCAACCGCACGGATAAACGCCCGTTCGCTCGACGAATACCCGGTTGCGACCTTATCCAACACTTTTGCGAAAAGAATAACGAAATTTCCCGGTTCCCACTGCCCGGTATTGTGCATACGGTCGATAACGTGCGCCCGCAACCTCGTATTATTCCGGGTCGCATCCTTACGGGCTTTCTCCCGGTCGTTCCAAAGGCTCGTTAATTGGCGTTTCACGTTCTCAAAAAACAACGGCATTTTCAACACGTCCGCAATTGTCATTTCTTTAACTTCCATATTGTTTTGTTTAAGGGACGCCGGGAAACCGACGCCCCAGTTAATTACTCGTTTTCTGTGTATTCCTCAATAATTAAATCCTGCTGTCCCCTTACAACACTTTCAATAAAACCTTGGAATCCCTCTTTTTTTGCCAAATCCAAAATTGCCTGCAATCTCTTTTGTCCCAAACTTTCGCCCCTCGCAATTCTGAATACCTTAACCGTTGGGTTACTTGCAATAATCAGTTTTGCGGCAACCTCCATTATTTGCGAATCTGAAACCTTTCCGGAGACAAATGGGACGTCATTTAATACTAACCCATCATCACTAAACGAAAGTCCGGAAATCGGCAATTTCGCCGACGAAATAAGTTTTTCACGCTCGGCGGATAATTCCTCAATTTCTGAATCCATCTTTTCCGCTTCTGCTTTTTTGTCGTCTGCTTGTTTTTTCTTTGAAAGATAATCGGCAACCTTTGCAGCCTTTTTGTTGTGTTCCTCGGCTTCTTTCAATTGTTTTTCTGTATCGAAATTATTCGGGTTCAAAGCCTCATAATCTGTTAACCATTTTTCGGCACTTGCTATTTTTTCCTCATAATCTTTCTTTTCTTCTTCAACGACCGAAACGGTTTGTTTATACGTCTTTTCGGCTTCTTCCATTGCTTTCTTTGCCGCCTCAATTGCTTTGTTGTATGAATCTTTGGCGGCTGCCAAACGTCCCGGAATCTCTGCCAATCTCCCCTTTCTTTCTTCCATACGTAAACGCACGCCCTTTGCTTTCTCAACCAACTTTGCGTTTTCCTGCTGTTCTTTCATCAGTTCCGTAATGTCCTTTGGTTTGGCATACGTTTTCAAATCCTGCGTTGTCAATCCCTGCCCGGCTGCATCTGATATTGATTTGTAGGTTTTCAAATCTCGGTTTACTCCGGTACGTTCTGTTTTAAGCCCGGCAACGGTTGTATCAATTTCGGCAATCCTTGTTCTTACTTCTTCCGGCAACAAAGACTTTACAACCTCAATTTGCTTTCTGCGTCCCTCGGCGGTTTCCGACCAACGGGAAAATTCCACGGCGTCAAAATCAGTATAACCGAAAATCTTTTGCAACATAGAAACGTTATCGCTTTTCATTCCGGTTGTCTTTGATTTAATTGATAACGTGCCACGTGGGTTTGCTTTTGTGAATTTCAATTCAACCTCGTATTCCTCGCCGTCGTCACCGACAATCATTTTTGCAAAACCTTTGCTTTCTCCATTCTTCAATACGGCGTCACGGTTCCCGGTCAACAAAGCCCCAATTGCTTTTAATACGGTTGATTTTCCCAACTCATTATCTCCGGTAATGAAATAAACGTTACCGTCAAAATCTGCGTTAAACTCCTTAATTACTTGAAAGTTTACCAATTCTAATTTCTTGACTATCATTTTGCTCTCGGTTTGTGCCGGGGTTTCCCCCGGCGGTTAATATTATTTTTTTGTTTCTCTCATTCTTTGGTATATCATTGTTTGCACCTTAACAAATGCGTCCCGGTTTTCTTTTACTTCCTCAAACGTGCAATCAGCAATGAAATTTTCCAAACGCTTGTATAATTCGTTCAACTCTTTGTCGCTCATTGCGTGCCGGATTGCTCCTACTTCATCAACAAACTTTCCCATCTTTACAAATCCTTTTAAGTTCTTCCAAATCCTTACGTTTCGGTTCTTCTGCGTTCTTGGTCGCATCAATCAAAGGCATATTGTTTGTTGTTGTCGTCCATCTTTTACCCGTTGCCGGGGACGTGTAAGTTACTTTGTAATATCCGTGTCCGGCAATCTCAAAATCAAAATCGTAAATCGTTGTTTTCATAATAAAATGTTTACTTTCCGGGAACCCGCCCGGTCGGCATTTATTATTTTACATATTCCCATTTATACCCGTATGCTGTTTTTCTTTTTCCATTACAACATTGTAGTATAACATATTTTTCCCATTTATTGACACATATATCTGATACATCATTAAATATTTCAACATTTCCTTTTGCGTCAATTCTTTTAACTTTATATTCTCTTTTTTTCTTTATAAAGTTTCCAAAATTCATATTTTCATTTGCTGTACACCAACGCAAATTTTCTATTTTATTATTTAATTTATTACCGTCTATATGGTCAACATATTTTTTGTTTTCCGGGTTTTCAATAAACGCTAATGCTATAAGCCTATGTAATCGAAAACTTTTGTATGAATTTCCAATCTTTAAATTTACGTTCATATAATAGCCCGCCTTAAACGCTCGCTTTTCTTTCCCAAATTGTATAACCTTACAATTTTCTGTAACTATACAATCAAACTCTTTTAAGTATATTTCTTTTGGTTTCATGCTGCAAAGATAACGTATAATTCGTAATTACAAAAGAAAATTGTTTTTATTTTCAAAAAAAAACAATAAACCCGGAACGTTATACATTCCGGGCATAAATCAAAACAGCCTCATTTGTTTATCTGTTATTTTAGCAACAATTGCATCAACTTCACCTTCTAAACGTTTACACGTTTCCAATATTTCCGGTCTGCGTTGGGCAAAATATCTGCGTTGATTATGACGCAATTGTCGGATTAACTCGGCGAACTCTTCCAACGTTATTTTTCCCGGATTTTCGATTTGCGGGGTTTTTTCTTCTTCCATGTATATTTTATCCATTTTGAAATTAAAATCGCTCTACGTGGCTAAAACAAACGTTCGTGCATGTTGCTTGGTAAATTCTGACGCACCCAACCGGGGTTGTTGCGCAAAATGTATCGTCCAAAGTGCATTATCAACGTGGCGTCGGCGTTCCACAATGTCGGTTTCAATTCCGGGTACAAATTCCCGGCAATCTCTTTGTATCTGCGTTTTCGCTCGCTCTTTTCCTCCTTTTTCCGGCTTATCTTTGCCCGCAACTTCAATTCGTTTTGCCATTTCATAGGATGCGCCATAACAAACGGAACATCGCAAACTGAAATGATTGCTTTCAACTGCTCAAAGTTTGCCATCATCTTTTGTATTCGGTACAACTTTCCCATATTGACGCCATCGGCACCCGGCGTTATATCATCCGGGCGCACACTTAGTTTTTCAAGAAAAACAATTGGCGAACATATTGTTTTCAAATGATTCAAATAATCTCTTATGTCGTTTATATCCTCCGGCATTTTTATGGCGGTTATATTGTGGTTTGGTCGCCATGTTACTATACCCCCACTTGTTCCGGGGTCAATTCCCACTACTGCTGAAATTTTCATAATTAAAATAAAACTTGCTGTCTTTGAAACTCAATTAATCTTTTCTTTGCTTGTTCATAATAAACCGGGTCTTTTTCAATTATAGTTAAATCAAAGCCCAATTTATGTGCGGCTATTGCATGGCTCATACTTCCGCCGTGCGTGTCCAATATCCTTTGACCGGGTTCTGCAAAATTTTGTAATAGCCATTCATATAATATTATTGGTTTTTGTGTGGGGTGTATCTTTTTTTCTTTGACTGAACTTTTACCTTGTAAATTTCCATAATATCTATAATCAAAACATTTTGCAGGGCAATTAAAATTAGTCCACGCAAACTCACCATCTGAAAAGTTAGGAACCGGATTTTGTTTGTACCAAAATATAAAACATTGGCATGGAGGCAATTTATAATAATTTCCACCCCATATTATACATTTATTAGAAATTCTGAAAAGTTCGTTAAAATAAATATCATTTGGTATATCATTATCCCAATTCTTTTTTTCATGCTTTGACCTTGCAGGTTTTGCAGCGTAATCAATTCCGTATGGCGGGTCAACAATTGCCAAATCAAAAGATTTATCACTTTGGGATTGCATAAACTCCATGCAATCCCCGTTTATTAATGTTATGTTTCCAAATTTTTCAATTTTCATCTTTATATCCTCCCGCTTTTGTAAAATAACCTATTACGCCAATTATAAAGCAAACAATAAATAGTTCCATATTTAAAACTTCATGTAGTTATCAACTTGCATTTCCTCGGAAATCATCCGGTCAAATGCTTTTATAATCTCCTTTTTCCGGGCAACCTCAAACGCCGTAAAATCAATTTCCGGGCTTTCGGTTCCTTTTCGGCGAACTTGAAACGCTGTATATTGGTTTATCATTCCACGGGCTACACGCTGCATATACCGGGCAAACGCTTCTTTTCGGTCGTCCTCTTTAACTTGTACATCATCAGCCAACCCGCATTTTTGCAACCATTCATACAAAAACATATCATCAGTTAGCCCCAATATTAATTTCCCGGTGTATTTGTAGCAAAGGAAAATATAACGGTTCCGCCATTGTCTTTGTATCTCAAATCTCCGGATTTGCTCCGGCGAAATTTCATTGTTTTTTTCCGGTATAGCTTTGTATGCTTTGTCAATTACATCTGTCTGCTTTTGCTTGTATGCTTTCAGAATCTTTGCAAAGTAATCGGCGTTGAACTGTTGATAATGGTTTTTGTCCGGATTCCCTTGTTTATCTTTCGGCAAATATTCGTCTAACTCTCCGGTCGTCGCCAATTCAAAAGCCATCTTAATATCAGCCAACGTCATATCTGAGTAATAACGTTTCAGAATATCCAACAACCGGGATTGTATATAATTCCAATCATTTTCATTCTGTGGTATTATATAACCAACGTCTATTGCTATACGCTTAAACAGTAACGAAAGATTTTCAACTAATTTTGCATCGTCAATTTCCGCAATTGGTGTTTTTGTTGACGCTGCGAAAACATATTTTTCAACTGGGTTTAATGCTTTGGCAACCTCCGGCAATTGCACCATTCTACGGCGTACTTCAATGGCTTTTGTTCCGGGCTTGGTATTATATATTTCTAACGCCGTATTTTCTTTTTTTTCAATTGCTCCCATATCAATCAAAATCATTGTTTAAATACTTCATCATATCCGCAATTTCTTTGCTTCTTTGCTGCTCTGTCTTTACGGAACGTTTCATTTTTTCCCATTTTTCGTATTTTTCGGGGGTTGAATCATATTCTAACGCCGCCCAACCTTTTGAAATGCTTTCTTTTATCAGAATCAGCGCAAATTCTTCCGGGTATTTACTCAAACCATTTAAGTTTGCTTGTATCGCTGAAAAACTCTTTTGCGACGTTCTCCATTTCGGTTGACACATCAAAATATAAAAGTTCCGTTTAAATTCATCGCTATCAAATGGGAATACAAGTTTTGCAAAGTAATTATCAACTTTATCAATTACTTGTTTTCTGACGTCCAACAATTCCGGGGTAAACCCATAAACAATACTTGCTTTAACTGTTTTTTCTTCGTTTGAAAAATTGTCTTGTGAAAATCCGTCCGGATTTTCTTTAGATGCTTTAGCATCTTTCTTTATATTATTATTTATATTATTATTTATATTATTATTTATATTATTATTTACGGTGCCGTTTTGATACCCGGCTACGGTGCCGTTTTGATACCCGGCTACGGTGCCGTTTTGA